GTAACTGGTATTGGCAGTTACGGTGGAACCAATCAATACAAAGACAGAGTATTTTTAGGAGATGACGGAACAAACGTCAATCCAATCGCAGGACATTACTATACATCTATGATGGAGCATACACCTGGTGCTCTAGCAGGTGTCACAAATACAAGAAATAGCGATGGTGGTATTGTAGCAATACTTGATAATAGTAGGAAAATAGATGTATGGAATGTAGATAATATTACTTTAGATGCAAATACAATATCCTCATCTGATACAGATGGTGATTTAATATTAAATCCTAATGGATCTGGTGAAGTAATGATACCTGACGATACCTTCTTGGGTTTCGGTGGAGGAGCAAATGGAACAGCAGCATCAGATTCTAAAATAGAATATGACGAAAATGGCACAGACCAACTAACATTCACTGGTGCTGATGTAAGATTTAATATCGATACACAATCAACCAGCAAAGACACTGGTGCTGTAATTGTTGAGGGTGGAGTAGGTATTGAAAAAAATCTTACCATTGGTGGTAATTTAATATCAGGTGGAGGAGCGTCAGTTTTAGGTAAGATAAGAATTGCTGATAATGTAATTTCATCATTAGGTAATTCTGAGAATAAAATATTCATTGATCCATATCCAGATGGATTGAGTAATGAAGGTGATGTTATCATCAAAGGTAACTTACAAGTTGATGGTACAACAACCACAGTCAACTCAACACAGACAACTGTTAACGATCCAATCATGATGGTTGGTGATACTACTAGCACGAGAACTGTAATGGTAGCAGTTCAGTCTGGTGTTTCTACAGTCATAATTGATCAAGTAACAGGTATCGCAGTCAATGACACTCTATTACATTCAAGTTTCTCCGCAAGTGGTATTACAACTGTTACAGCAATAAACAGTGGTGCAAAAATGCTTACGTTCCAAGGAACAACTGTTGCTGGAATAAGCACTCAGACCACATTCACAGTGGTTCATGCAACAGACACTAATACTGACCGTGGACTTGGATTTACATATAACACTGGTATTGGAACTGCTAATTCAACTGATGGTTTCTTTGGATTAGATGATAGTTCAATCGCATCTAGCACTGCTGGTACAGGAAATCATGGCACTCACGGTGATAATAGTCGTAGATGGACATATGTGCCTGATGCAACTATATCAAATAGTGTAGTCACTGGTACGAAAGGATTCTTAGATATTAAAGGTATCTACTATCAGTCAGGAAACTTTTCTTCAGGTGGTGTTGTATGGTTTGATGATACTGGTTTACAGAGATCAACAAATAATCCACAAACACCTGTTATTACTTCTAAGCAGGTATTAACTGCTATTACAAAAATTACACTGAGTTCTTTAAGTGCTAATATTACAGTAGCAGTAGGTGACATAATTAAGCAAGATGGATCAGGTGCCTTTGGTGTAGTTGAATCTGCAGTAAGTGGTGGCGATGCTGTTAATTTGATTGGTGTTGAAGGTACATTTAATACATCTGGTAATTTAAGAAAAGAAGGTGCTAGTGGTGCAATAGCAAACTTAGCATCTGTACCTGCTGCAGCAACAAACGTTTATGTAAACAAACCACATTGGACTTCAACCCTTGATGGAGGAACCTTCTGATATGCAGCAAAACAGTGAAGTAGATGTTAATGTATTAGTGAGCATATATCATACTAAATTAGCAGCAGCGTTAAACCAAAATGTTCTTTTGGAAGCAAAACTCCAAACTCTAAAAAATGATTTTGAAAAAGAAAAAAATGAACTTTTAGAGCAATTAGCAAATTCAAAGAGTGAATAATGGCAAAACCATCAACCAGACAAGGATTAATCGATTATTGTTTTCGTAAATTGGGTTCCCCAGTTTTAGAGATCAATGTCGATGACGATCAGGTAGATGATTTAGTTGATGATACGATTCAGTATTATAATGAACGTCATTATAATGGTATTGAAAGAATGTATCTTAAGTACAAGATAACTCAGGAAGATATTGATAGAGGGACAGCAAAAGGAACAGATGGTGTTGGAATAGTAACTACAACTGGAACATCATCAAATATAAGTGGTCATGGAGTAGTAACAAGTAATTTTTACGAGACTTCTAATTTTATAGCAGTTCCAGACCATGTTATAGGAGTAAATAAAATATTTAAATTTGATACAAGTTCAATATCAGGTGGAATGTTTAGTATTAAATATCAATTATTTCTAAACGATCTATATTATTTTAACTCAGTAAACTTATTGCAGTTTGCGATGACAAAAACTTATCTAGAGGATATAGATTTCCTACTCACAACAGATAAGCAAATAAGATTTAATCAAAGACAAGATAGATTATATTTAGATATCGACTGGGGATCTCAATCTAAGGATACATTCATAGTTATTGATTGTTTTCGTGCTCTTGATCCCGATACTTTCACACAAGTTTACAATGATCCTTTTGTAAAACTTTACTTAACAGCTTTGATAAAAAGGCAATGGGGACAAAATCTAATTAAATTTAGAGGAGTTAAATTACCTGGTGGTATTGAGATGAATGGGAGAGAAATTTATGATGATGCTGTTAGAGATCTTGATGCTCTAAAACAAAGAATGGCAACAGAGTATGAAACTCCACCTCTTGATTTCATTGGGTGATGACTAATGGCATTAAATCCATATTTTTTACAAGGTTCACAAGCAGAACAAAGATTAGTTCAAAATCTTGTTAATGAACAATTAAAAATTTTTGGTGTAGAAGTAACATATATTCCAAGAAAATTTGTAAATACACAATCTATCATGGAGGAAGTAACTACATCAAAATTTGATGATAACTTCCAGATAGAAGCATATGTTAACACATATGAGGGATATGCAGGAGCAGGAGATGTATTGACAAAATTTGGTATGAGTTTAAGAGATGAGGTTACTTTAACCATATCAAAAGAGAGATTTGAAGATTTTATATCACCATTTATGAATGCTGATGAAGATATTGAATTATCATCCAGACCTCGTGAAGGTGATTTAGTATTCTTTCCTTTAGGACAAAGGTTATTTGAGGTTAAGTTTGTAGAACATGAAGATCCTTTCTACCAGTTAGGTAAGAATTATGTTTACCAACTTAAGTGTGAACTATTTGAGTATGAGGATGAAGTCATTGATACTTCTATTGATGTTATTGACACTCAAGTTGAGGATGATGGATATATTGCTAATCTTCAACTAATTGGTATTGGTAGAACTGCAACAGCAGTCGCTTCAATCGATACAGGATACATACGTGAAATATTCTTAAACAATGATGGTTCTGGATTTACAGGAACTCCAGTTGTTTCAATAAGTACTTCCCCAAGTGGTCAGGCAGGAGATAATGCTTCTGCAGTTGCATTTACAACAACCAGAGCAAATATAACATCTGTTGAAAAAATATTATTAACAAATGCAGGTGCTAATTATACATCTCCACCTTCAATCACCATATCAGGAGGAGGTGGAACTGGTGCTGCAGCAACTTGTTCGATTGAAACATCTTCAAGAGGTGTAATTAGGTTTACTATGACTGATAATGGTATTGGATTTGGTACAGTACCAACTGTGACAGTCTCTGTGCCACCTGCTGGTATCGCTAGTGATCGTGCTGTTGGAATCGCTTCCATAGGTGCTGATCCTAGTAGTGGATTTAATCGTGTTAATTCAATATTTGTATCTAATGCTGGTATTGCTTATACATCTGCACCTACAGTTACAATATCCGATCCAGAGACTATAAGTGGAATCGGAACTTATTTGTTCAATGAGGTTGTTCAAGGTATGCGTTCAGGTACACAAGCAAGAGTTAAGAGTTGGGATTTTGATACTGGAGTTCTTAAGGTTGGTAACATTGGAATTGGAACAACCACAAGAGGATTCTTTCCTGGCGAAGATATTAAAGGACTTACTTCTGGTGCGTTATTCAGTGTTTCTACATTTGATGACGATAATAGTACCGATAAATACAATGAAGGAGACATATTTGAGTCAGAAGCAGACTTACTTATAGACTTTTCTGAATCAAATCCATTCGGGAGTTTTTAATGACTATTCCAGCACCAGATAAAATATCATATGATCCTTGGTTTGATTATAAAATACCATCAGCGATATATGATACTTTACAATGTTGGATAGCAACTGAAAAAACATCAGAATGGACAACAAAAGTTGACAATAATATACATTCCAAAATGTATGATTTAGCAACAAAAAATGGTTTACTTCTAGGTGGATCAGAATCAGTAGTATAGGAAAATGTTAGGGAATTATTTTTATCACGAAATTGTAAGAAAAACCGTCATTGCATTTGGCACATTGTTTAATGATATTCATGTGCGTCATGATGATGGTGCTGGTAATGTGATATCAGATATAAAAGTTCCAATAGCTTATGGTCCTAGACAAAAGTTTTTAGCAAGAATTACACAACAGGCAGAATTAAATAAAGCAACTCAAATAACATTACC